TTCCCGAGCATGCCGATGCCTTCCACCTGGCCGTAGTCGTCTTCCTGCTCGCGGGTGCGATAGCGGGACTTGATGGCCCAGCCGAGGGCTTCCTGGCCGAGCAGGTAGACGGGCGCCACGTCGACCGTGCCGCCCGCGCCGATGTCGGTGTAGACCGGCATGTCGTCGACCTCGTGCAGGACCACGTTGTCGTAGATCAGGTCGCCGCCCAAGAAGATGCTCTCGTTCCTTTCGACCACGCTGACCGCCTGACGGACAGCTTCGGTGTCCGCCTTGAAGTCGCGGAAAACGAACGGGTGAGCGACAGCAACGAACATGCTGCGGTTTTTGCTCGACACCTCGATTGGCGTGATGCGCGGGCTGGCCGTGAGCGCCATTCTCTTCAGCAGAGAGAGCGCGCCGCGGGTGAGTTTATCGGCGGAGGCGTCGACATTGGTCGCCGATGAGGCGAAGTTGCCGGAGACGAGGTTGGACCGGGCCGCGCCAAAAAGCACACGGTCGGGATTGTTCGTCAGCCAGGCGTTCTTCTGCGTCGCCGATGATGTCGCAAACGGAATGTCGCAGCCTGCGCCGACATCCCCAAGGCGGTCTATGACCTCCCATTTGACGTCTTCATTGGCCCAGGTCTTCAGCGTGCTTCTGGCCGCGCCGCGAAGATCGATTGCGGCGTGGTCCTGGTCGTATTCGTGGATCGAGACGCCCTTTTTGCGAAGGTTCCAGTAGACCCTGTCGCCATATTCGCCGAGCTTGTCCTCGTGACCGCGCAATGGCTGGCGATTGAGGATAACGCCGCGCTTGAAATTCGTCACGAATTCGAAAGTGATGCCATTGCCCCGCCGGCTGGCGAAGTCTTCCTTCATCACGATCGGGTTGTTGCTTCCGACCCCCGAGTATTGGGAGAAGGGATTTGCTTGGAAGAACTCAGTAGAGAATTCGTTGTCCCAGATTTCGGGGGTTAGTTCGGTCTGCGCTCTGGTCTCGGCCATCGCTACGGCTCCACCGCAGCTTCATGGTCGCGTTCTCAGCGGCCCATGATCTGCGATAAAGGCAGCGGCCCGTTCATCCCCGGAGTGTTGCGCGGCCCTGCAGAGGGCCGGCCCTGTGTCATGTTTGACGGATAGGACTGGGGAGACGAGGGGTGCGCCGCCTGTTGAGGCTGCTGGCCCAAAGCCTCCGCTACGCCGCGAGCGATCTCGGCTTTGATGTAAGCCGCGGGATCAGCGCCGTAGGTGGCCAGGGCCGTTTGCTCACGATGCCATCTGACCAGTTCGTCATACGGGTGCGGCGCCTGCATGATGCGAGCATAAGTCGGGTCTTGCGGACCCCCCTGCTGCACCCGCTGGGCGAGCGCCTTGTATGCATGCTCTACTGTCTCACTGCCGTAATCCCTGACAGCCATCATCGCCGAATTGCGTTCGTGCTGCGCCTGCAGTCGCTGCTCGATGGGAGCAATCGCCTGCTTGATGCGGTGCTGAAACGCTTCGTCGGGGTTGTCGAAGAAGTCTGGCGGTGGAGGTGGCGGTTCGGCGGGCTTCTGCGGCTGCTGGCGGTACTGCAATGCTGCGAGAACCGCCTGGTGTTGCCGATTTAGCTCTTCGTACCGTTCCTCCTGCCGCGAGAGCCGCGCATCCATCGCCTGGATCGGGACGTATCCCGGGGGCGGCGGCGGGGGCTCTACGGTCCCCGCAACGGGACCGGAAGGCTGTGGCGTCGGCTCGGGTTGTCCCTGCGGTGACGCAAATCTTCCGTGGTCGTCTCGGGGCTGAGATGACGGGACTGCAACTTCCGGCGCGTTGGCCGGCTCGTCGCCTTCCCTGTCCTGCATGATCTGGTCGAGTGGCGTATCGCTTGCCAATGCCCTGTCTCGTCGGTCGCTTACGTTCGCCCGTGTAGCCCGGCGGCGGCATCGCCCGATTTATGGCCCGGCGGCGGTCAGCGACTGACGGATCGAAAGTGGCGGCGTCCTCTATCAGGACACACTCGCGAGATCTGTCGCGCGAGTGTTTATGCGAAAATGCAAGTGAGTTAAAGGGGCAGGCGCGGTTATTCCTCGCTCTGAGGCTCTTCGGCGGCCTTTTTCAGGCTATCCTTGTGCGCCTTGACCAGCGCCTTCCCGAGACTTTCAGCGAGTTCCCACTGCGGGAACGGTATCCACAAGAAGTCGTTGTCTTCTTCGTCGTCGAAAAATTCCACACCGCCATATCCATTCTCGGCGAGGGGGTCGAAAGTACACCATCCATCTTGCCCATTCAGTTCGCCAAACCTTGCCCCGTACAACGTGCCCGTTGAATAGATCATCCACACGATGATCGGCGTTCCGTCGGTGGGTGCGTCTTTCTTGGCTCGCCAGGTCACAGTGCCTCGCTTCGGTTTGGCTGGTTCTTCATGGCGTCAGCTTTAGCACGGGCCGTGATCTCGGCGATTTCCTTGGCCGTCTCGGCCTTCTCCCGCTCGATCGCCATCGCCTGCTGATGCTCGGCCGCCTGCTGAGCCATCTTTTGCGCGTGATCCATCGCCGCCTGCTGGCGCTTGGCTTCGGCGGTAGCGGCTTCCTGCGCCAGCTTGGCGTCGATCGCACGCTGGTTCGCTTCAGCCTGCAGCATCATCTCCTGTTCCTTCAGGGCGGCGTTCTGCTGCGCTTCCTGCTGCTTGAGCATGGCGCTCTGCGCGGCCTCGTCGGCGCGCTGTTTCGCCTGCTGCTGGGCTGTCGCGACATCGGCCGCCATCTTGGCCTTGGCCTTCTCGACCTCGGGATCGGGCGGCGGATTTTGCTTGGCCTGCTTAATAGCCTCCAGGAGTTCGTTCTTGCTGCGCAACTGGCTCGCCTTGATGATCGCTTCCGGCGGGATCGGCACAACCTTTGACGCCTCGACCAGCAGGGCGAACTCCTCCTGCTGCAGCGTGCCGACATGCGGCGCGTCGTCCATGACGATGTCGACCTCAAGTTCGCTCAACTGGTTCTGCATCGCAGGCTGGCCGGTCGCCGGATCGATCTGCGGGGCCATCGCCGGCTGGCCGGTCTGCGGGTCAACGATGGGCTGCCCGTCAGGTCCGCCGATCGGCTGCATCCTTGGCATGTTGATGCCGACCCAGCGGATGTTCCGCTCGTCGTCCGTCACCCGGATGTAATCAGGCGCGGTCCAGCACTGCCGAATGCGCCGCCACATTTTCTTGTAGGCCTGGTTGTCCATATGCCGCAGCATGTCAAACACCGGCTGGCCCTCGAGCGCCCCGCCCTGCTGCTGCGCCAGGATGGCCCTGCCCGATTGCAGCCGCGGGTCTTTCCCCTGCATGGCCGCGTTCGGCCCCTGCACCGTCATCTCGGCGATCGCAATCTGGTGCAACTGCAGCATGCCCTGCGCCATGTCGGTCGTTGGCACGATGCCGAAATCATCGCCCCATTTGACATTCGAACCGAGGGCGAAATGGCCATCGGGTCGCGCGGCCTGCTCACGCAGTTCGCGGGCTGTCATAGACCCCATGGCCATCTCGTTGCCATACGTTTGGCGGACGCTCATCAGGTGCAGGAATTTGCTCTGCCGCTTGTTGATCGCGTCCTGCGTGTCGATCAGGTTCCGGACCTCGCCGTAGCGGTTGTTGTCCCGGTCCACATTCGCGCTGCCCCAGGCATAGGGATGCTCGGGATTGCCGTTGTCGTCGAGCCAGGGCGAAACGCCGTAGCTGAGAAAACCGCCCTTGGTGAACTCGCAAAAATGCCACTCATTCTCGGCCGTGCGATAGTACATCTGCACGATGCGCGCCCGGTAGCGCCGGTTGTCGTAGCCGACCCAGGTGTGGTTCTTGGGCTTGTCGTCAAAGCTGCCGCCGACGTCGCCGAGCGGGATGGTCTCGTCGAAGACCTTGCCGGCCTCCGGCCCATAGCGGGCGATGAACTCATCCCGGTCGCCCCAGACGCACAGCCCGAGATAGCGCGCGTCGTCAAAATCCTCGGCCTCCGAATAGGGATCGAAGAACATCCGATCCGCCTGGCACCTGCGGATGATGACCTTGCCGTTCGGCTGCGTTGGGCTCGGCTCGAAGACCACCTCGTAGCCTGACCAGCCCCAGATCAAGATGTCCTTCCAGACGCGCGATCGGGTCTGGTTCCAGTTGTTGCTTTCGGTGACGTAGCGAAGACAGTCCGTGACGCTGTTGGCGTCCTCTTCGTGCTTCGGCGTTCGGGGCAGGGCCCGCGGATCGGTGCGCTGCTGCTGCTCGAGGCCCTCGAGGTAGCGGATTTTAGGCTTGATTTTGTTGTCGACGTGGGGCTGTTGCCCGCGCTTCATCAGGTCTTTATACTCTTTGTCTGTGAGTTGTTTGCCGTCATAATAATCAAAATCTCGCTCTGCTCTTGTCCTCATCTTGCGAGAACTTTCCTCGCTCGTTTCGAACATGGTGCAAAGTCGGGCGTGCAGATCCTTGTCATAAGGCTGGTTTTTCGAGAGCGCCGCCTTGTCGTCGTGCCGCCGGCGAGCCTCATCGAGTTGGACAACGCTCATCGTTCGCCCCTAGAGCTTGAGATCACCTTCGATGCGCTCTTGCGGCGACAGGGCGCGATTAAGACACATCCACCCTAACTCAATCTGGGTCTTCGCCATAGCGCAGAGACGCGCATCAGCGCCATTTCCCCGGACATGCTCGATATGGCGCAGGACAAGCTCCTCGATGTGCCGGCTGCGCAGGACCATGGCGTCCTGCGGCTCATGGCGCGGGGTGATCGGCTCCGGCACCGGCTCGCCTTTCATCGTCATCTGCGGCTGTGTCGACATCGTCTGATCCTTTGGCAAGCGGTGGCAAAAGAGGATAGGGCCGATCGAGATCGCTCGGCTCATGGGTGCGGACGAACGGCTCGCCAACCGGCGGCTGCATCGCCGGATCGGTCTTGAGCTGCTCGTTGAACTGCCAGCCCCAGCGCCAACCCTCGGCCCGGCGGCGAATGACGTACTCGGTCCAAGGTATGGTCATTCGGCGGCCTCCTTCGCTTCCTTGTTAAGCTCCATCTGCGTCCGTATGCTGCACATGATCGCTTCAAGCACCGCCTCATGCTGATCTTCGGGATATTCATCGGCCACATGGCGCGCAATCAGGTCGCATAGCACCAATCGCCTTGTCTGTTCCTCGCCACCATACCCGACAACTCGTTCCGTCTTTCCCAGCCTCATATGCCCCTCCATGCGCGTAGGATGCGCGAAATAAGCGGTTCGGCCTGCCAGGCGTCCAACTGAGCCTCCAGCGCCTGAACGCGATCCTGAGCGATTTTAAGCGCCTTGCTGCGCCTGTCCTTCGTGTCCTGCTTCAGCCGGCGGCATTCATCTTCGCGCTCTTGCAACACCCGTACGAGGTCATGCTCGGTCTTCACCCACTGTTCCTCGACCCGCGCCAGTTCCGCCTTGTGGTGCGCCTTCAGCGCCTCGACCCGTTCGTTTGCTTCCTTCCGGCATTCCTCCCGAACAGCGTCGGTCTTCTCGAGTTTCGCCCTCAGCGACCGAAAGCGCGCCTCGCGGCTCACCTGCTCCATCCGCAGGCAAATCAGGCAGGTCTTGGTCACGTTCATCAGCCGCTTGAAGAACGTCGGGTCTGTCTCTGGCCCCACCCGATCGAGATCGGCGATGATGCGGTGATACTTCGGGTTGTCGTTATCATCGGGCGGCAGATGCTCGACTGTGTAGTCGGTCTGAAACCGGATCATTTCGCTGACCAGCTCGTTCTCGCGATCGACCGGGACCACAGTCAGCACGTTCTCGGGCTTGCCGATCTTCGCCATCACTCGCATTCCTTGATGTTCTCGTTCAGCGACACAAGGCGAAAGGCGCAGGCGGACGGGCCGGGACCAAACAGTTCCCAATTTCGCATCAGTTCGGCCCGCGCGCGCTCGTTCACGATCCATGTCTCGACCAGCATGCCATCATGGTCCAAAAAATCTGCGCGCCATAGCGGCTCGTGGTTGTAGGCGGTGTCCATTGACCGCATTCACATGGTGCCGCCGGCCGAGACGTTCATCATCGTCGTCGGATCGAACGGCTTATCCCACGGAAGCAGGCCATTTTGCCCGCGCAGCTTGTCGATGAAGCCCGGCTGTGCGAAGGCGTCCTGCACAAGGTCGACCGAATTGCCAAACCCGAACATGCCGCCGGGATATTGCTGGCCGAGCGCCTCAAGCGAGAACAGTTTTGAACTCTCGTCAGGGTTCAGCGCCGCCATCTGGTCCCTGGTGTAAGGCCGCAGATACTGCAGGCTCGCCAGCGGCGGCGTCAGTTGCGATTGGGCAGTCGTCATTGCCATTGCGTTCTCCTGTCCCTAATATCCGTCCCGACGCGGCAACCGCAGGTACCGTCAGCGGGGCTGTTTATGATGTTAGTGGCGGCATGCCGGATGAGCGGCATCTTTCCTCAGTCTCATATCGCTGAGGAGTGTCAGTATTCACAGCCAGCCGCGTCGTCCTCCTCATTTGACCGCCTTCGTGATCAGGTAAAACGCCACCATGATGACCGCGACAATGACGATCGCAGTGGCGAAACCCGACCAGCCTTCCATTACAAAACTTTCCAGTTCGGCTCGACGTCTTCCCGCTCTTCGAACCAATCAAGCCGCGGCTTCTTCGGCTTCGGCTTCTCTGGCCCCTTTGGCGGCAGCATCAGATCGAGCAACTGGCCGGCGAGGCCAAGGCTGTCGACAGCGTCGTCGTGCTTGCCCGCCGGAAACGACAGCAACTCGCGCTCGACCTCGGGCCACCAGGGCGCATTGGTTGGAACATGCAGCCCATCGAGCGCCATGCGCCCGCGGATGGACTGAGCCCGGAAGGATTTATCGCCCCGCGTCGGAAACTGCTCGCGCGCGCACCAGGCTCGCCTCACACGCTGCCGGCTTTCGAGATATGGCCCGATGCCGCTGGTGATTTGCACCTGCTCTTCGGCCCAGGCGATCGGCTTCCATTCGATGATTAGATCACAAAGCGTCTCGACCCAGTCCTTCGGATCGCTCTGCCTGCGCCACAGGTCGAGCAGCCAGATGTTATCCTCGATGTCGACGCCGATCACCACATGGACCGTGTAGTCGCCGCCATCGGCGGTCATGGCATAGTCAGACGCTCCGAAGACCTTGAGCGTGTCGCGGGCGGGGGGCTTGGTGTAAGGCCGCAGCCACTCGCGCTGGAAGAACGTGCCTTCCTCGGGCGCGGGCCTCTGCTGGTACAGAGCGGACCAAAATCGAGGGAGCGTGTTGTTTCTGATGCGCTCGAGCGCCGCGATGGGATAAGCTTCGGGCCAGAGCGCTTCATTAGCCTCGCTCACCGCAGGCAGCTCTATGACGGTCCACTTATCGCCGCCCGCCGCCTGTTGGGCGAGCAGCATGCCGCTGAGATCTTCCTCGTGCATCCTGTGGTTGATCACCACAATTGCAGCGCCAGGCTGCAAGCGATTGTAGGCCGTGCCGGTGTACCAGTCCCAGACCTTCTTGCGCTGGAGCTCGGACTGCGCGTCTTCCATGCTGGCGAACGGATCATCGATCAGGATAATATCGCCGCCGCGGCCGAGCACAGAACCGCCAACGCCGATCGCGTAGTAGAAGCCGCCGGCCTTGGTGTGCCATTTGCCGCGGGCCTGGCTGTCTTCCGCAAGCTGGGTGTTGAACACGGCGCGATATTCGCGTGAGTTGATCAGGTTGCGGACCTGGCGGCCAAAGTCGCCGGCAAGGCCCGCTTCCGCTGACACCGAGATCATCTGCTTGTCGGGATGGCGACCGAGATACCATGCGGGAAAGCGCACGCTGGCGAGCTCTGACTTTCCGTGCCGTGGCGGGACGTGCAGGATCAGGCGATCGATCTCGCCTTTCTCCACGCGCTCGAGGTGCTCGGC